GTTGCAATACAACGAACGTTTTCGTAATCAATACCGACTTCTGAACAAATGCTTTCAAGTTCGTTAAAGAATCCAACCTTAACACTTAAAAACACATTCTTCAAATACTTGATCATTTCTGCTTCACCTGGTTTGCATTGAATTACTTGCTTATTAACGACAGAACCAGTTCCGTTGTTATGTGCCAACTCAAACATACGTTTCATTTTTTCATATAAAAAAGGATCAGTAGAACCAAGTATCCATTGATCACAATTCTTAAAATCTTCTTCCCAATTTTTCTCGGTAAGAAACTCCGGCATAAAGTTAACATCAAGTTCTTCACTTGTTCCCGGTGGAACTGTAGAACGTAGCACTATATACTTGCTATCATCTATTTCTTGAATTTCTTCACATACTGAACGAACAATATCAAGATTTGCACTTCCATCTGCGTTCATTGGTGTAGGAACGGCAACGAAAATAATTTCGGACTCCTCCACGAATGTTTCAATATCTAATGTTTTAGGATCTCTTTTTTCGGAAACTACGTCCCATACCAATACTTCTATGTGTGGTCTAAGCAATGTCATTGCATGACCCACGAAACCATTACCAACTACTCCAATCTTCATATAACGCAATCTCCATTAAATTTGTGCGATATAACCTTTTATTATAAGTATTACTTTATTTAGTTTTAACTTACTTGAAATCTTCTAAGTTGCCAAAACAACCAAACAAATACTCTTGGGATTTTTAGTATAAAACCACATCCACGTTTGGTTGGTGTTTCTGAATATAATCTTCTTGAGATTATTTTTTTGTACCATGATACGTTTTCAAATGTATAATCTATTATGTACACGTCCTTGGTTTTTGGTAAATTATCTATATCGTAATCGGACCAATTTCCTAAATCTACAAATGCTCCATCTATGAGTTTATTGAAATCATTCACAAAAACACAATCTTTTATAGTTACATTTGATACTTGGCATTTTATCGTAAAGTGGTGTTTGGTGTTGTTGGATACAAAACGACAATTCTCAAATAACATAAAACCACCACGAACTATATCCACACAATCCTCAAACCCACCTATAATTGTGCAATCTTTTACAATAACATCATGGCAGTAAGACAGTTTTAGTCCCTCGGCAACTGGTCCTGCATCTATTGTGCAATTTTCAATTCTTATTTTTTGTTTCGGCATACCAGGTCTCCACATGAAACCAAGTGCATTGCTTTGTATGCCGTTTTTTAAATCACCCTTAAAGGATTTTTCTTTGATGAGTATTTCACTCACTTCCACTTTCTCTTTATGCGATCAATTGCATTTTTGTCAGAAACATTTGTAGAGTTTCCAAGTGATGATCCAAAAATATTAAGAACTTCGTTTTTGCTTAGCTTTCTTTCATCATCAAGTGATCGCACTCGATTTTTTGCGTCATGTACACCTTTAATGATATTACTTGTCATTTGACTACTTGTAATTCCTAACCAGGTTATTAATCCTGGTATTTTTGCCACCAACCAACCAAATAGTTGAGTAATTATTGGTAATAGTGCAGGACCTGCTATAACACAAACTGCAATTGCTCCTATTAATCCGAATGTACCGGTTAACCATGCCCATAGAGATGAAAAGAATCCGTCTTTATCTTCCTGTGCTTTTAATTCACCTAAACTAATTAATTTTTCTTCGGTATCCTTTAAGTCATGTCCAAGAATTTCTTTGCGTCTGCTTAATTCAATTACATCTTTATCTCTATCTACTAGGTTTTCAACTGCAATTTCGTTGTTGCGTAGTATGTCTTCTATGTGAATTTTATCACCCGGTTGGGGTAGTCCGACTATCTCTTGTGCTTTTTGTGCAAAGTTTAATGCGACTAAATCCTCTTTCGATTTGTCTTCTGAGAGTGAGAGTGCGTCTACGGTACCCGATACAAACGCACGGGTGTGTCTATCTAACTCTCCTTCTTTTCTTGTTATTTCTCCTGCAATTTCTTGTCTGTTTTCTTTTAGTCCCCAGTTCGGGAAGGTTACACAACTAGATGTAAACATAACTAAAGTAAATAACATCGTAGTAATTATAATTTTTTTAACTCTCATTTATATTATATATATCTAGGTTTACTCTTTTTTTAAAATTATTATATTCTGAAATCATATGACGATCCCCCAGTTGTCTAAAATTAGTTATTTTTAAATATTTTTTATTTTTGCTTATTAACCCACGATCTTCGCATACAATATTGTTTAGTAAAATAAATTGTTGTACTTGTATTTTTCTGCTTTTCATATAATCACAACAATGCATCATAAATGTATCATCGTGTCCGTATCCAACAAATGCATCAGGTATTCCTATGTACTTTGCAAGTTTGGCTGATATACAAGTGAACCAACCTCCTGCCCATTTAAATTTTTTACACACTATCAACTTCGAATCTCCGTGGTTTGTTTCTAGGACACGTTTTATGTCTAACTTATTGCAAAATCCAATCTTTTCTTTTTTGTAGTTTTCGTTGACTATAATGTCCCATGTAGAGTCCCACAATCTAACTACCTGTGGTGTTATTACATAATATTCATTGGTAATATTTTGTAATTCTGATAGTAGGTTAGTAAGCAACTCATCGTTAAAGTGTAAGTCAACATCTAAGAATATTAAATTATCATTTATGTCTGCATCGTTTATACAAACTCGGCGATGTTCATGTACACCGAAATATTCTGATGTGATATGACTTTTTATTTTTCCGTGACACCTCTGTGATATTGTGTTGAAAATTGAAATTTGTTTTTCAAGTTCTTTGTGATTTTTGATTACACTTTTATTGATGTTTAATACACTTTTTACTTCGACATCGGTTGTGGCGTTGATGGATTCTTCAAGTTGCTTGATAACTCGTGTATAGTTTTCAAGTTCGTGTGGAAATGTGTGTATAGATATTGTGTTCATTGGAATAAACTATAAAATGCGAACTTTAGCATATATTCTTCTTTCTCGGGATATCGCCTGTATGTTCTGAGAATAGATGCGTAAAATGATATGGGTTTTTTATGTATAACGGTTCTTGGTATAGAAAAGCACGAACCTATAAATGTTTTATAGTTCTCATTATATGCTTTATTTATAGTTTCTTTATACCAAACCCTAAGTGTTCTGTAGTTTTTTATTTTTGTGTGTTGATCTATGTTTAATATACGCAAGTTACCAACCACTGGATTAAATTCTGTGTAATTATCTTCACATATTTTTGTAAAGTTTGAGTATAGGTTTACATTTGTTTGGTTGTGAGTAAAGTATATTACACGTGGAAGTTCTTCGTAAAAAGTACATATAAATTGTAAAAATATTCCAAAAGGTCCGTAGTTTTTGAAATTGGTAAACGAATTTAAACACGGAGATACATTACCGTCTATTAATATCTTACATGGTATGGGTATTCTGTTTATTGAAAATAGTGATTCTGCGGATCGCACTGCAACTAACATTCTTTTTTCATCGGTTATCACATAGTCGGATAACTTATTTTTTATATGCGTGTCGTTTATATATGAATATATTTCGTTCTGAATAAAATCCAACTTTCCAGCTGACATCGTTTGTTTTATTTTATTTACTAACTCTAAATCAGAGTAAGTTAAATTAACATCTTCATTTCTATTTAAAAAATGATTATAAATTTCGTTTTTTATTAAGGGATTTTTAATTTGATATACTTTATCTTTTGCTGATAAGTCTGCTGTTGGATTATATCTGTGTTTACTTAGTATATGCTCACGTGTTACATATTTTCTATCCGATTTATTTCCGTGGAATAATACGGTAATATCTACATTTGCATATCCAATTCCGTTTACAACTTTTTTATTCCTTTTACACCAATCTACATAAGTTTGCTTGAACTCATCTGTCATATTGGAAAAGAAACGGTCGTTGAGTATAGTTTTGTGGGTTTGTTCGTTGTAATAAAATCCGATTAAATTTAAGATATCACCACCTCCTATTATTGATAGATCATATAAATTATTTTTTTCAAGAAAACTTCTGTGGTAGCAATGACCATACCCAGGTTCGTTTTTACGTGAAAGTATGATTTGTAGATCGTGTTCTGTGTTTGTGTGTGATAGCATATATGCTGACGAGTGTTTATGCTGAATGGCAGTTTCTACTTTTTGCTTGACTGAGTTTGCGAATATCTGTACCACTCCATAAAATTCAGTAGCAACTATAACTTGCTTCCACCAATCATTTTCATTGAAGATTATATCTACATCAACCCATGCTATATACTCAAAGTTTTTCTTTAATAATACATCAATTCCTATATTTAATAATTGTTCTTTTTTCCAGAATATAGAATCAGTTTTAATTGATATAATATTGTCTGTAAGTTTATGTATTCTGTGTAATGAGTTGTCTGAGTATGCCTCTACTACAAGGGGGTTAATTCCCGTTGCCTTTATTGAGTTTAAAAATTTTACAAAATTTAAAAATTTGCTTTTGTAGTTACATGGATTGAAGTAACAACACACAACTCCGAGTGAGTTTATCGGTGGGTTGTAATTAATTAGGTTTTTGTATAATGTTTTACTTTTTTTAAGATTATTCTTTGTTTTGGTGTGTGTTATGTAATATCCATCTGAATATTTTAACTTTTTACTATTAGTGGCTCCGTTTATTTGTTCGTGTAATTTTCTCTTCCACTTTAGTTTTTTATCATTACGATATATTCTACCCTGATAATCCGGAAAGTTAACTGCATTGTTTTTATCTTTATCAATGCTCATTCCCATTTTTTTAATTTCATCATCACCGACTCCTGTGAAATAATTCAACCTCGGAATCCAATATAAATCGTGACTTGATTCTGCGATCAAGTTGTGTATGTTTTTTATCAAATATTCTGATGGGAGTTCATCTGAATCTAAATTGAATATATAGTCATTCTTGCACAATGAAAAGAATATATTCTTGTGTGAGGCAAAATCATTTAATAATTTCCTGAATATATGGTTATCAACCTTTTTAATATATTCCTTTATTTTTACTGACTTACTAAAATCTGAAATTACAACAATTTCGTCTCCTGGTTTTTTATACTTTTTTAAAAAGTCAATTAATTCTACAAATGAGTGCGATTCCTCACCAACACATATTGCAAAGCTTATTTTAGGTTTTACTGGCATCAAAGTCTTCCTCTGATTCAATTCCCGGTTGTTCTACAAAACTTTTTATATCAATTAGCATCTCATAAAATGCAGTTAAACTACCAAACCTATCTATTATTAGTTTTTTGAATCTTGCATTATTTAAATTTGAAATGTCCTGCTTTAATATTTTATTTAACAACAATTTACTTTGTTTTACTTCGGTTAATGTCTCGGTTTTTGTTATGATGGCAGCGGAGTGTGTTGTGTTGTCGAATATTTTTAACCTCTTCCAATCTAACATATATAATTTCGGTTGTTTAATTTCGTACATTTTATATGTACGATAGCAATCAAATTCAAGCAAATTAGTTTTTACATATTTTGAATAAAATGATCTAGGTCTATCAATTAGTTGCGAAAATGGTCCTTTTAGTTCATATTTTCGTTTTATCAATGATAGGGTGTCTTTTATTATTACTCGTTTTAAAAACGCATATAACTTAGACTCTGGAATATATTCTATGTTTAATCCGTGTAAAAGTAAACTTCCACCTTTATTAAACTTACCAAGAACCAATACTAAACGATTTAACTTTCTGCGGGAAGTTTCACTTCGGTATCTAAATGATATTATTTGTCCAGGTTCTATTTTTGGACGAGCAACAGAAACATTTCCTCCGATTAGTCTTTGTAGGTACTTAGCATAGTGGGTCATAATAATATACAAGTGTATATTATATATATGATTTTATTACTTCTTTATAGTGTGCTTGGATGGATTTCTTATTATGACTTATTTTTAAATTCTTAGATACTTTCTCAATTCCAGTTTTATATGTTTCGTAGTTTTCAATCACATCACTTATCTTGTCTGAGAATTTTTGTGTATCAACATCAATCCAGTTTTGAGTTTCTGTTTTGTTTCCACCGACCAAAAACATCGGATCATCTATATACTCACGAATTGATGGAATGTCTGTTGTTAGTATTGGTGTGTTGTTTAGTGCAGATTCAAATATGCTACGAGAAAAACTTTCATATCGTGGTGCTGAGATTGTTGCTTTTATACACGGATGTCTGTATAGTTCTTTTGTTTCATTGCCTGTGAGGTGACCGTGTATTAGGTATATACTTGGATTGGTAACATGACTATCTTTTAATATACTGGATAATGTGTCGTGTATTTTGGTGTAATCCGACCTGCTATAATTTGTTGTTTCGGTTTTTAATATAAGTCCTGGTTTGATTTTGTGTCTAGTTGATGCGAGAATAAATGATCGTATAAGTGTTTCCACATTTTTCTTATCACTCAACTGACTTGATGCTGGATTCCACGACCCTTTATATAAAAAACAAAACTCTTCTTTAATTGTATTTATGTGAGATTTTAATTTTGAAATGTCACTTGTAGTAGATTGGTGTACATGAATACATTGTGGAATTGTAGATATTTTGGAGTTTATCTGAGGTGATATAATGTCTCGGTGATAATTTGTGGGAACAATTATGTGGTCCATTTTGTTATATGCGTCAATGTCTTGCTTAGAAATCTCGTCTGTGTTTATCTCATTAACCACTCCTATGTTATATTTTCCTATTTTGTTAAACTGATTGGGTTCTCCTAATTTAATATAAACAAACACACTTTCGATCTGTGATGAATCCATTTTCTTTTTCAGAATATTCCCAACTACTTCGTTTTCCATTGTCAGAATACTTTGGGTGTTGGGTATTGGTGTATCTATAAAGTATATTTCGTATTCCAAATCGTGGTTACATATATAGTCTGCAACTTCACGTGCATGATCGCCTGCATCTCCAATAGATGTTATGGGTGAGTCGTATATTAAAATAGGTTTCATTTTATTTTTTCAAATTTGTATCTACTTGGAGTTTCGTATGAACTAATAGTTTGATCTACTTGGTCACACACAGATTGACACATATCATCTGATGTAAACTTATTTTCTTTTAAAAACTCAAGATACGAGTCCATTGATGGGGATTTGTTTTTAAATGCGGACATTATAGCATTTGATGTAGATTCTATACTCACATAATCTGAGTATATGTATGGTGTCGTTTGAGTGCCTCTCATTAAACTAAAATCAGGTGTTATTGGATAAGTCCACTTTTCGTTTATTTGATCAATTAATCCTCCTGTTTTGTTTACTATTATAGGAGTTTTGGTGGCAACTGACTCTAGTGTAGAAAGTCCAAATCCTTCACTTGATGATATGTTGATTACGCAATGTGACAGATTATACATATTATTTAACACTTGCTCATTAACAATTTCATCTGATAATAACACAGGAAGATCGGTATATAAATCATCCAGTAAAGCATTTATATTAACTCCACGTGTAGATTTTGAGTTGCTGTGTATTAATAATGTGACTTCTTTTTTATCGTCTGTGTTTAACTTATGGTAAAAATCATTAAATCCTGCAATAATAGTTGTAATTTCTTTTCTTGGTATGTTTGTTCCATTAAAAAATAAAACAAACTTGTAGTCTTGTCCCAGAAAATCGTTTCTGTTCTTCGTTATCGTAGATTCGGTTTGAGGTTGATACATATGTGTATCCACCCCATGTGGGGTATAAAAAACACGAGGGTGGTCAGGCACTATGTTCCGCACACATTCATGGGTCAGTTTGCTGATACAACTAATTGTGTCACAACTATCATAATATCTTTTTAGAAATTGAGGATATGGTTTGTTGTCCCATACATGATAATAAAAAATAGGACATATGCTTCTAATTTCATGTTCTGATTTGAATAACCACTCAAATTTATGTGGGTCTGTCATTATCAGTATACAATCAGCCGTCTCAGTTTTAATTACATTTCTTAATAGTTCAAGTGATCCATAATCGTTTGTTCCGTACAACTTAAAATATACAGAGTCGTTTCCTGTCACTTTACTTACCGAATCCGATAGATCAATTACTTCATTTGGTTGAAGACCAGCTGCAATTTGCACGATATCGTATTCGTTGGATAACTTTAATGATATTGACTTCAATATATTACCCACCCCCGTGGGTTGTCGTATATCATCTCCAATTAATATTATTTTTTTATTTTGCACACTTGTATAGTATGCTATAAAACACAGATGTCAACAATTAATATTTATTGTCGTTATCAAATATTTTTGCTTCATCAAGTTTTTTTTCAAACTTTTCATCATTCAGATACTGCTCGATTGCACGATTTACTAATTTTTGCAGAGTCATAGGTGAGTCTATTGTCTTTAATTTAAACTTGGAGTAGTTGTCAGACAGAACCTTAACGGTTGTTAACTTGTAATTTGCATCATTCATTTATGATAAATATTACCTTACATGAAAAAAAAATTATAAAAATTAAATTTCACTTGACCACTTGGGTGGATTTAGTGGACATTTGCTTGTAGACAACAATAGTTTGCCACTACTACATCCACACTTCAAGCAACGAGCAATCTTTGTTTGTTTTATTTCTTGCCAAAATTCACATCCACGACATATGGATAATCGTTTATTCCATTGTTCACTACTAACAACTGGACGACCTGCCCTTTGCCACTCAACGAGTGCTTTTGATAGATTGTTGGCCAAATCGAAGAAACCAACATTTGATTTTGGTTTCTCTGCATTGGTGTTCTTTGAATTTGATATGTTTGTATCTACTTTATCTTCTTCAAGTTTTTTGTATCTTTTAAAAAATCTTCTAGCCATAATTCTTCGTAATATTATTTAATTAAATATACTTATAGATATGGATAATATAACTTTTCAAATTCCAAAAGACAATAATTCTCTTAAAAAAGATATTAGTAAACGAAAGTACGAATACATGAAACACATATATGAGTGCTTTAAGCAAATAGACGAAAATTCTATTCCAGATAAACTAAACATTTTCTGCTTTAAAAGTACTAATTTAGAAATCGTAGTTAAAAAAGAAAGTTACGTAATTAACTTGAAAAATTTAATAAAATATTTTAGTGATATAGAAGAGTACGAAATTTGTACAGTTCTTAATAATAAGCTTAAATCGCTTAAATAGAATAATAATAATATAGACTTATAAGTATAAGACAACAATACTGTCATAACGTGGAGAAATAACGATGTCAAGAAAAAAAACAAAAACTGTAAATAAGAACCTACTTGCAAATGCTCATATAGAAGAAGAAATGCAGGAAAATCAACTAACTCCATTACGAAAACTTAAAATAAAGTTAAATAAAAAATTTACTGCAAAACAGGAGGAATTGAACAAGATTGCATTAGAAGAAGACACTAAACTTATTTTTATAGATGGTCCGGCTGGAACTGCAAAAACATGGTTGAGTGTTTATTGTGGGTTGGAATTATTTCAGAACCAACAAATAGAAGAAATGATATATGTTAGAAGTGCTGTGGAAAGTTCTGATCAAAAACTCGGATTTCTCCCAGGAGCACAGGACGATAAAATGGCTCCCTACTTAGAACCATTTAAAGATAAACTAGAAGAACTACTGAGCCCCATTGACATAAAATACTTACAAGAAGAAGAACGTATATACGGTATACCTGTAGGATTTCTCCGCGGAGCTAGTTGGGAAAACAAATTTATTTTAGTAGACGAGGCACAAAATTTATCAGAAAAGGAGATGATTACCATAATGACACGTATAGGTGAAAAATGTAAAGTATTTATATGTGGAGATGTCATGCAGAGTGATATTGGTAACCGAAGTGGGTTTAATAGTATACTCAACTTATTTGAAGATGATGCCTCAAAAAAACAAGGAATTCACACATATAAATTCACAGAAGAAGATATTGTGAGAAGCAAATTGGTAAAATTTATAATTACTAAGTTAAAAAGTTTACCAAAATAATATTTATATAAAATAAAACAATATATGTATATTTATAGATTCACATACTTTTAGAAATTTACGCATGGCCAACCAAAAAATAACAGACCTAAATAGATTAAACAATCTAGATGCAGACGACCTGTTTATAGTTGTTGACACCGACTCCAAGTCCAACTCAGCTTCACCGACCGGAGAAACCAAGGGTATATCAGCTGGGTCACTTGCAGCGGAGTTAAATAAAATAGCAAATAACGAAGTAGGCATTGACTTTAAACACCTACGTGATGTACCTGATACATACGAAGAAAACAAAGGAGGGTATATAAAGATCAACAACGATGGAACGGGAATAGAATTCACAGATTCACCTGGTGCATCGGAGCAAGTATTCTCGGGGTCGTTCCTTGAAGACCGAGTTAACGGCCAACTACAAGAATATCTAATCGGAGACATCTTGTATGTATCTAGTAACAATAAGTTTTCCAAAGCAAGTTGTTCTAGTTTAGATATGTCAGAGGCAGTTGGTATTATACGAAAAATAAAATACACATCAAACTCCACCGACACCAACAAACTAATAGAAAAGGTAAGTGTAGTATTTAATGGGTATATAGAATTTGAGTGGGATACTAGTGTTTTAGGTGGCCCTATATCAATAGAGATGAGACCGATTGATCCTGATGATACATCAATAACACGTGTATACGACAAGCAACTACTTGAACCAGGAAAAACATATTTTCTAGGAACATCCGGTAGTTTGATGAATCTAGATCCTGCTGAGTTGGTTAGTTTAGATACGGTTGTGTCTAAACCGATGTTAGTAGCAACCTCGAAAACAACAGGTATACTCATGAATTATCGTGGACTCGTGTGTTCATCTGACGAGCAATCAAACAAGTTTGTGATATATGAACCTTCTGCGTGTAATAGTATAAAAACTGGTGATGTTCTTAGAATAAAACGAAATAAAGTAAGAACTTCAGTTGACAACTTTATAGTATCATCCGACTACGATGACTCGCTGTTATCGGAAAATGTACTACCTAACTTTATTGGCAGAGAAAGTGGAACAACCGAATATGCTTTGTGTAACTCGGCATCTCAACAGAAGACACTAACAACTACCAACAATCAAAATCCACCCGTAGAAGATGATAATTACGGATGTGATATGCTTGGGGTTGTAATAAACTCAACGAGTGACTTTTTTGAAATACAAACAAGTGGTATGGTTGAATTCATGCCACCCGAATACCAATCAAACGAAACAATTACCCTGCCAAGTGGAGACACCCAATCGGTAAACCGTGAACTACAGGATGGTCTTTTCAAAACGGGATATACATATTATGTTGAATCGTTTCCGATTAATAGTGATCAACTTGCATCAACTAATCAAACCACAGAATTAAGAAATTCTGTATATGATTATGCTCCTGAGGAATTGAGAGAATATTACATATCGGGTGATGGTGGTAATTTATCAGTCCTTGGGCAAAAACTAAAACCATTATTAGACGGAACTTCTCCATTTAGAAATACAACAATCATAGACCCATTTGTACGAGACCACACATCTGGAAAAGTAGTATCATACTCCAAACCAGCGTTTTACGCAGTTTCACCCAATAAAATTTTAATACTCAACCAACCTGCATACCCTAATCCAAAAGACCGATGTAATGCAGTTGATCCAACCACATGGACTCCGTGTACTTACGAATCAAGAGACTCACAGAGTTATACAATAAATCGTCCAAGGGAGTTTACAGGTCAAACTGAACTTGAAAAATTTTCAAGTGATTTTCTTAAAATCGCATGGCCTGAAGCAGGTGCCAACGATAGGAGTGTAATAACCTTCATAATTGAATATACCATCGGGAATGCCGATCCAGTTACTAGATTTGAATCACATGAATTGATAAAAATTGACTCGGTTGATGGTTCTAATTGGAACTACGTAAGGAAATTATCATAATGGGATCATTATACGACATAGGAAACTTTAGATACAAGCACTTTACATTCTTTTCTTGTAAAACCGACAACGATGACGGGTGTGATGGTTCTCCTCCGAACTCAATTGATGATAACGGAAACGATGTTGATGAGATTATAGGGTTCTTGGACAGAGTGTGGCCACACAAGGGTATATTTATAGGAGACAGTTCAGAGGGAGACTATTGTTTTGTTACCTATGTAACACAAAGCTCCGAGAAAATAGAAGTTAAGCAAATTTATGTATACAAGCGAGTTCGTGCGGTTAACGTATCAGAAAGTACTGCATCGGCAACCAAGTATATATTACAATGGGAACGTGTAATTGATCCCGTGCGGTCATTAAAACCGGGTATTACACAAAATATTTAAGGAACAAAGGTTATGTCAAATTCAGCATTCAATATGTCAAAGTGTGGATCAAGTGGTGGTCGTGGTGGTGCGTGTAATCCAAGTGGTTGGGCAACAATACAACCCACAGACGGAAACGAAATAACAGTTGTATCTGATGACAAGTTGAGAAGTGCACTCAGAGAAATCCACAAAGAGTATTATGGAGACAACAAAGAGGTGGGTGGTTTAAGTTCAGTAAAAGATCATGTTGACTTAGTATATGATTGCCCAAAATCAGGTGACGCAATTTACTATAATCCAGTCAAAAATGGATGGGACCTAGCATCTGCTGAGTTAGACAACTCAAATTACTTTGATACAGAACGACTCATTGAGTCACTTGCAATAGTAGAAAAGGTGTTAGTTGAATGCAAAGAGGGTGATACCGAAAACAACCGACACGAAGCACGGGTTGTATTTTTTGGAAAGATTACCTTTCCCGAGGACTCTACTAAATTACAACCGGGTGTAGTTTACTATTTAGCAGACACACTTGCACTTTTAAATGAATCACAAGAAACAAACAGACAATCAGTTACGTCTGGTTTAGTAGACACAGGAACCTGGAAACGTATCGGATCAAATGTCGTGCATTCCAATTACGAACCAACAATCAGCAAACCTGTTTTTGTTGCAACGGGTGAACACACCGCAATTGTCACAAATTACAGACCACTCACGGGATCACCAACTGGTGGAAGAGAATTGTCGGAAGAATATAAGATTAGAGTTGATCCGCACATATACACCGAATCTGATTCTAGTGACATACTATATACAGGATGGAAAATTAGAGTTGAAAATACAGGAACTGTTACAAGTAGAAACAACCTAGTTCTCGAAATTGCGTATAACAAACTAGAAGGACCTCAAGAGAAACGAGAATATGGAGACGGAAATGAAGCACACCCAACATTAATGGGAGCTGAAACATATGTTTATCATATAGATATCGGAGTTTTGCATAATGAAGCAGAAGCAAACGTGAAAGATGATGACACAATTGTTTCATTTAAAATAATCGACTTTATCCCAACTGCATTCACAGAAAACACAGGTATAGGAGATGTTAACGTAAAACTTAAAGTAATGACACAATCAACAGCGAACATAAACTTTAGTGATCGTTATAGTGCTCCTGAAGTTTTACTTGCCAATCAAGATGAAATAAAAACAAGCAGACTCGTACCCACACTTGAGTGGACTGGTAGTTGTGCGGATAATTTACAAAACAACAACGACATCTATGTTAAGGGAAATACTATACTACCTGCAAATGACGTAGAATATGAAGAAGGTTCGGTATTTGAAATCAAACTCGTTGACTCAACGACACCATCGGTTGGTAGTGATGATGTATATGAATTTAAAGTTCCTATGCCATATAATATTGGATTTAAAATTGACTCCTTGATAGAAAATAGTGAAGGAGATTATGAGAACGATGATCAGTGGACTGATGTAACAGGAACATTTAAACTATCACTACCAAGTAAAGAAATGATTGAAATAATTCCAGTTAGTTCGGGTGGTCAAACTGTTGTTGAGAAGATACTAAGAATTTCTGCGGTGTCTCTCGACGGAAACACATTATCAGATACGCATTGGGCAAACTTATACTCCACAAGTCAACTAAAAAACAACAAAGTGGTTTGTTTATCAAATTCATGTTGTATTGATGAGTTTGAGCAGTTTATTCCTGAAAACGCCGCAAGTGTTGAAAAAAGCATTACCTCAATTCTCACAAACGGAGATTCTCAGTTACTAAACAATCGTGACGGAGCAACCTTTTATAGTAAATCTTTCAATGCTCAATCGTGGCAAGGTTCTAGATCTAGACTTGCAATTTCTTGGAAAAACTTCAGAGAAAACACCGTATTTTGCTACCCTCAAGTGGACAATGGAACTGAAGCATCGTTTATGACAATATACGCAGATGAGGCACGTACAATAGAATCCATTGAAAACCACGAAAAGACAGATAATGAATCGGGATTCTATGACCCAAGATACACATTAATGGAAGTAGGGGCTCAAAATACACTAAACGGTCAATTAGTACGAGTTACCGTAAACTCAGGATCTAAAATTTCGGATGCACCAGAAACTTGTATCGTCTTTAAGTTTGCGGGTAGTTTAAAGGGTACACACTTTACCCTCAAAGAATTAAAACACCTTGATCCTTCATACTCCGAACGACAAATAAGCAAGACATAACAGGCATGGATATAAGTCTTGTTATACCTATATTTAACTTATGTGAATATAGACTACGAAATCTTGCGTTCATCTTGCACCATGTCACCAACTCAGAGTTATCTCGTAATATAAGTGTGATTGAACAAAAAACAGAAAACATCCGTTCGTATAATATTACGAATAGATTCCCAAATGTAAACCACACAACATACGATCTAAATCAAACTAAATTTAATAAGTCAAAACTACTAAATACACACATCAAAAAAATAAAATCAGATTATATTTGGGTGTATGATGTAGATGTATATTTAGATGTAGATTATGTATTATCGCAAATTCCAACTGATATACATCTTGTTAGACCATTTGAGTTCATAGTTCATTTAGACGAACATGAAAGCACCTATTTATTCAAGTCAAGTCTCATAAAAACAAAAAAATCTGAAAATAAACTTAACCATGCGTTTGGAAAGTATAGTTTTATATTAAAAACAAACTACTTCAAGCAAATAAACGGATATGACGAAGAATATGAAGGATGGGGATTTCAAGATCTTGATTTAATTTCAAGATTACCAAAAAAAATCTATTCAGGATATACTAAAAATATAGCATTTCATCTATATCACCCAAGTGCATCAAGAGAAAACTACAAAAAAAATAAAGAATTGTTTAGTAAAAAAGGAAATTTTAAAAAACTTATACCAAAAAAGAAAAAAGTGCTTGATAAAAAAACAAAACTATAATATAATTTGGTATTATGAAAAAATATACCGAATCACAATTAGAAGAAAACTACAAATCTTTTTTAAAGTTTATCGAAGACACATTCACCGGAGAGAGACAGGAAAAACTACTACATATGTTTGGTACGGACGATGGGTGTCTAGGACTCCGTGCGTTACTATCACCTGCATCTAGTATAGATAGATTTCACAACGCATATGATGGTGGTTACATAGACCACGTTATGGGTGTGTGTAAAACTGTTCGTGGAGTTAAAGTTTTACTGCAAAGTATAGGTGCTCATATTGACTTTACCGATGACGAAATGATGTTCGCTGCATTTAATCACGATCTAGGTAAACTTGGTTCTATTGAGGGGGAGCAATATGTTCACAACGAAAGTGAGTGGCATCGTAAGAATCAAGGAAAACTATATAATATAAACCCAGACATACACTGGATGTCGGTTACAGACAGAACAATTTGGTTACTTCAACATTTTGAAATTAAAATAACCGAAAAGGAGTTTCTTGGAATAAAATTATCTGACGGAATGTACGATGAATCCAATCCACAATATTTAAAAGCATTTTCAAAAGAAGTTGGACTAAAAACCGAACTACCACGTGTAATTCACTGGGCAGATCACATGACCTGTCTCGCAGAGAAATCAAACATGGACGATATAATGAAATTTGAACCATAATTTCAATTAACTTTATATTTATATACAGAACAATGCTCGTATGAGGTTGTTTAACGAATGCCCAACTTGGGATTTGTAATTAAAAAAGGAAAAAGTAAAATGAAAAACTACGGATTAAATAAGTCCTACGGAACAGGACTAAATAAACACGTTCCAACTATGCGAGATGAGTTTTTAACTCCATTTGACTCCATATTTGACAAAATGGTCAACCAGGCATTTCCAAACTTCGGTCAAGAATTTGGTGTAAATTTCTTTGGAAATAGTTCATATCCACGGGTAAATGTAGCAGACACCAAGACCGAAGTAAGAATTGAAGCAGAAATTGCTGGATTAGGAAAAGATGATGTATCGGTTGAATATGAAGATGGTATGCTCACCATTGCAGGAGACAAAAAGACTGAAATTGAAGATCCTGATGTAAAATATGTGTATCGGGAACTTAAACGGTCTTCCTTCAAGAGATCATTTAAAGTTGACGAATCAGTTCTTCATGTTAACAAAATTACAGCCAAGTTTGACAATGGAATATTGAACGTAACCATACCGAAAAAGGAAGTTACTGAAACTAAGTCAAAAAAAGTAAAGATAATGTAATATTGTCTATAAATTTAACAACAAAAGAGGGGGGTAATTGGATTTACCCTCTTTTTTTATAATTATATTATATTTATAGAAGATACGATAATCGTATAAAGTTTAATGAGGAGATATATATTATTATGAAAACATTCACCGCAATTATAGGTTTTCTAGCACTTGCAGTTGCTGGTACGGCTGCATTCTTTTCTGTTCGTGGTATTGGTTTATTATTTGCCGGAGCTGCAATAGCAGCTATGGTAATGGCAGGTGTTTTAGAAGCAGGTAAACTTGCCATGACTTCTTTTTTATATCGTTATTGGGAACGAATTCCAAGAATGTTAAAATGGTATTGTACTGTATCCGTTGTTGTTTTGATAGGAATAACCTCACTTGGTATTTATGGATTTTTAAGTGATGCTTATGATGATACTCGTTCTAGAGTAGAAATGCACGAAAGTAACATAGAAACACTAAATAAAGAAATAGTTGTTATTGAAACCGAGATAGCAACACTACAAAACACAGATGTAACTGTTGAAGACAAAAAGACAGAAACAATTGCAGGATTTCAAAAAATTTATGACGATTATGTAGCAGATAGAAGAGCAAGACAAGATGCTTTATCTTCACGCAATAAAAGTGATACTGAAGCAAGAACTACTCGCAGACAACAATTACTTGATCGCTTATCTGCATTGGATGCCACCAAGGCTGAAGTAGAGTCAAAGGGTGGTGGGTTTCTTTCCAGTAATAAAAAGAAAGTAGAAGCATTAAGGTTAGCACAACAACCAGAACGAGATTCAATTGCATCTTCTATGTCATCTATTTCAGAAGAAGAAACATCCGCAACAAAACGATACAATGATACACTTACAAAGATAGATGAAGAGATTTCAACGGAATACGATAAATTTGTGGAAAAGGTAAATGGACTTCGTGATACAACAAACGATTTAGATAGTGTATCTGTTATTGAAGATAAATACACCAAGATAAAATCAAACCAAGCAGATATACTAAAAGAAAAAGAAGGAATACGTTCAACTGATATAGGAAGTTTTCGTTTTATTGCAGAATCTTTTAATATGCCAGTTGATCAAGTTGTAAAGTGGTTTATCATTGTAATTGTTTTGGTATTTGATCCTGTTGCAGTTGCACTTGTACTTGCTTACAATATTATGGTAGGTGGAAAAATGACTCTAGGAGAAGAGTTACCGAAAAAAAAAATTGGATAGATAATTTACCATTTGCCGACAAGTTGCAAAAAGACGGTGACTTTGAAGAGGGCCCCGTTGTTGTTTTATTAGAAACACCCACTCCAACTCCAACACCGTCACCCACTCCAACTCCAACACCGTCACCCACTCCAACTCCAACACCGTCACCCACTC